TGGTTTCGGCTGTCTCGGCATTGGTTTCCGCAGTCTCTGCCGCTGCCTGAGCTGCTTCCGCTGCCACCTGAGCTGTCTCGGCATTAGTCTCTGCAAGTTCGGCTGCATTCTCGCTGACCAAGGCCGCCGCAGCACTCGCCGCTGCTGCCGTAGCACTTGCCGCTGCCGCTGCTGAAGTACCCACCCAATAAGCAGGCGACGTAGCAGGATCGTTACCAGTGTTAGAGTTTTGTAAAGAGGTATATAAAACACCATCAGTACCGACAGCGTTCATGCCATCAGAATAAGTCGCTGTGGCTAGCCATGCAAAACTTAGCAATACCCAGTAAGTAGGCTGAGTAGAGGGGTTCTGGTTTAGGTTAGAGTTTTGTAGGGATTGGTACTGTTCTCCGTTATAGGTAACCATCGCGCCTACTTGGTAGGTGATGCCCTGATTCCACTCAACAGAGTAGAGGAGCGTCCAATAGCCTGTAGATGTCACTGGGTTGTTGTTTTGGTTGCCATTAATCAATGAACGGTAATAAACACCATCAGAACCAATAACAACGTCTGTAGAGTTATATATCTTTGTTGCAACCCACTCATCACCGAAGTCAGTCGCTGTTTCACCCGCAGGGTCTCTTACGGCAATCTGTACGTCGTCATTGTCAGTCAATATGACCTTAGCAACACCGTCAAAAAATATATTAGGTTGACGACCAGCAGCAGACAATAGAACAGGGTTAGTGTTCGGGATTGAGTTGTTAATATCCGCAAACGTAGTTTTTGGAGTTGTAGTGCCAGATTCGTAGAAGTACAGCTTACCCTCTACTAAGGGGTCGCCAGCGTCATCTAAGTATTGATCAAAATCACCGAATCGTGCCATTATAAATTACCTTTAATAAACCTATTCTTGATATAGATATTGTTGTGCAGACTCGCTCATGCCTACCCATAAGGAAGAACCAATAATATTTGCTGCAAACTGAGCGCGTTCCTTGGACATAGGTCTGCCTTCAGCAACCTCTTGTATTAATCTAGCAGCTTTAACAGCGTTTTCGCCTTTAGTGTTTAATAGCGTAGTAGCTATTTCATCAAACACTTGTTGACTTCGCTCCATAGGAATATCAGGGTCTACACCAAATACGCTTCTGGCTATTTTCCCAAAAACATCAGAAATATTTCCTGATCCTGACACCATCTCATTCAGTGTTGGTTGTCCTATTTCTACTATCTGTTTCTGCCCTTCAGTTCTAAACGCAGTTTGCGACCCTCTGGAAACTGCATACTGTAAATTCATAAACTCTTGGGCTTTAGCCATGGTGTTTCTAAACTGGCGCAGCTCTGATCCAGTTAAAATCTTGTTGACCTTTTTTAATGAGTTTACAGATGAGAATTCTTTAAACGCATTGACCGCGCCTTTAGCTGTTTCTAAATCTGCCTCTGGATCAGCAAGCGTAGCTTTGGCCCTGTCTTCAATACGCTCAATCTCTGTCCTAAGCATTCTTCTCATGCTGTCTCTAAGTTGGTCTCTGGCTTCTCCGTCAACCTGACGAATTAGTCTAGAAAAATCTTCAGGATTAGAACGATTAAAATTATTTATCAACCTAATAGCGTTTTCTTCAATAATGTTTTCTAAGCCAAGATTTACAGCTTCACCGTATTTCGGCACAGCTCTGGTCATGGCTCGGCTCAAGCGATTATACAGCTTGTTGGCATTTACTGCTTCTGGAGACATCTTGTTCGTAACAGGATCTGTGCCTTCAGATATAATATTACCCAAACCACGCTTGATATAATCTAGCTGAATAATGTTAGGGTATTCTGTCAAATTACCTTGAGCATCTACTATCAATGATCTGACACCTACATCATCTATTTGCATCAGTTCATTAGCTTGCTCAATTGCTCTAGTCTTGTAGCGTGGAGGGATTTGATTTAGAACTCCTCTAATGTTGCGTCCTGCCCCTGAAGTGGGGTCAATAAATTCAGCGTAAGCCTCGTCATAGGCCGCTTTGCGCTTAGGAGCTGTTGCAGCACGAGCTTCTTCAAACACTTGCTTCGGGCCTTCTGCTGGTCTGCCAAGCAATCTATCTAAATTTTGATCGAAAGCCCTTCTGACCTGACGACCGTATTCTTTGACCCCTTGTTGCACTGTAGTGGTAGCTGGGCCTTGTACTTGTTGGGTTAGATCAAGTAAACGCTTAGACTGTGGGCCAGAATTGACCAATCTGCCTTCTTCACCCATCCTGCGAATATTTTGCTCAATCTGAGCAGGACTCATGCCGCTTTCGCCTAAGTAGACCATAGCTCTAGCAGCTTCGCGTGATATACCTAATTCCGCAGCTAATGCTGCAAAATCAACGTCAGTGATTCGGCGGGACACTATGTTTTCTACCATCCCACCAGCAGCGCCTAATGGTGCGCTAATTGCACCAGACGTTATCCCTCTGCTTTGTGCTTGTGCTTTTCTTTCTGGATTTAAACCTCCCTCTGGCATAATCATTGGGCCTTCGCCCTGACCATAACCAGCGACTGTGCCTTCTGCTGCCCCAAATGTGCCAGCTTGTAGCCCTCTCTCGGCAACACGCATAAGACCGCCACCAGACATGGTTGGAATTGCCATAGCTATTGGCGCAGTAGTAGCCAACCCTACACCTGTCTCAAGCAATGCGCTTTCTATAGGTCTAGTCTCTTCCATAGCTTTCTGAGCTAGACGCACATTAGCTTCCGTCTGAGGGCCACCTACTGCACCACCAAACTCATCTAAATACTCGCCAGCAAATGGAACGCCACGCAGTCCTACAGCGCCTCTAGTAGCCACAGGACGCTGCTGTACAACGTCTTCATATACACGCTGTTGGAACATCTCCGCTGGGTCTTCACCGCCGATAATCCTTCTAATTTCTTCTGGGTCAGTAGTGGAGTAAGCCTCATCGAAGTAGCCGACTTGACCTTCTGGAGTTTGGTAGACAGTGCCACGGCCTCTGGGTTCAGTTATAGTTCCTTGAGGGAGTTGCTGACCAGCATCACCTCCAGCCTCAAAGTTGGATGGGTCATTTACGATGTTCTGCGCTTCGTCTCTTGAAGCAGCATTAACAGGGTATGTTTTACCGTCTAACTGTGACGTAACATTAAATTCAGGCATATCTTAGTCCAATGGTTGACCGATGGCTGGATTAATAGGGCGAAGCTGTATTTGTGATTCAACATCGCCAAAGAAATTAGGCACTATCGCTTCCATTTTTCTTCTCATTGATGGGTCTTCAAACAATGACTTTGAGTCTAATGCTCTGTTTGCTCGAATGTATTCTATGGTACTGAGCTTTTCAGCAACAAAATCATCTTCTAGTTTAATGCGTTCTTTTTCAATCTTGGCTTTTGCGTCAAACACCATAGCGGTTAATTCCCTACCCTCTGACGACTGTATAGCCGATGGGACAGCAGAGATATATTGCCTAGCTTCAAAGTCAGACGTTGCGCCACTGCCAGCAGGACGCATTTGCGGAGCTAGTTGTGCTATTAGTGCCTGAGCTGCCTCAGATTCTGGGCCTAAATTCAATAAGTTAGCAGCAGTTAAACCGTACTTATTCAAAGCGGCTTGCTCTACTTTATTGAGATTCGACTTTCCAAGAAGTCTAACCACTTGATTAACATCTTCAGCAGTTCGAATAATTCTAGATGAATCCTCTAATGTTGTATTAATTCTCGCTAAAGAATTTGTAATTGAGCCTCTGCGAGACTCGGTATCAAAATCTGGGCCTGATTGCATCACCACTTCTTTGGCAGGTAACGCAGGCTGAGAAGCCACTAGCTTACCTTGAGCGTCATATAGACCAGCTCCTGCTGCAACGGTTGTATAATCAGGCGCTGCTGGCTTAGGTATAATTCCATACGCTTGACCAACAGAGACTTCATTACCAAGCATTGACTTAAGCTGATTTAAAGACTGCGTATCACCACCTTTCGCAGCCATCGCCATTGCTAGTTTCTGCTGTGTGTGACTTGTGTCCACGTTGGGCATATTGCCTAATATATTCATACGATCTTTAAATATATTCTCAACGCTAGTTAAGTCTCCAGCATTTAAGTATTGGCTTGCCGCAGCAGAATCCATGAACATAGTAGCCTTGCGCTTTTCCGCAATTTGCTCATCTTCCAACATACGCCTGCGGTCAAGTTCCTGCTGCTGCCTTTGCTGCTGCATAAATTGAGGCGTTTCGCCTTTAAATGCTGCGCCTATTCCAGCTAATGCAGTTGATAAATCTAAAGCCATGATAAGACCCTATGCTAATTTAGTTACTGGCGTACCAACCGTGGTAGGCGCAGCATTAAAATTTGTTGGATAATAAGAAGCAGGGTTGCCAAACATCGTATTAAAACCAGCACTCATTCCTTCTGGCTGTTGGTTAGTCACCTGACCACCAAGATACGCCCCGACTGAAGCGCCTCCAAATATATCTCCTGCTTGCTGCCCATAATCAGGGGAAACAACAGGAGTATTAGGAACACCAGCTAATTGACTGCCTGTGCCTGACTGTAAGTTAGCCATTGCTGTACCGAAGGCTTCTTGAGCTTGAGCCTCGTTGATTGCGCCGCTCTGAACCATATTCATTAGCATAGTTCGTTGGCTGTCCATCATAGATGCCGCATCACGACCTTGACCTGAATAAACATTGCCCATAGCGGTTGCTGTTGCGCCATATTGATTGGCTAAATCTTGCCCTGCCTGAGTTCTTCCAGTTGCAAGATTAACTCCAAGGTTTCCAATTTGCTGGGCGGCAGGAAGACCTGTAGATAAATTATACTGTGCAAGTTGATTTCCTAAGCCAACATTAGTGCTTAGCTGTTGTCCTCCCAGACCTGTGGCGATGTTTGCCAGAGTTCCTGCCGCATTCATTCCTTGACCAGATAAAGTACCTAGGTTACTGATCTGATTCTGCAACCCTTGTGAGGCTAGACCCTGCCCGAAGCGCTGTAACTCCTTTTGGACGTTACCGCCTCCGAGACCACCAGTAGCCGCTGATCCAGCAAGATTAGCCCTCATCCCCTGTTCACGCAGGAACGCCATCTGTGGGGATTCTTGGTACGCTTGATCGAATGCGTCCTGCCCTAAAGCGCCTGATAAAGCCGCCTGCTGCTGTAGAGCTGCCTCACCTGCTTGTTGGTACGGCTGAATAAACCCAGAAGCCGTCTCAGCGCCTGCCTCAGCTTGCTGAAGACCTAGAGCATATTGATCCGCTAAGTCTGCACGACCGACTCTATTAAGTTGATCTAGCATTTCTATCGCGCCAGTTGCGCCACCTTTTAGAGCCAGCTCCGCCCCTCTCAGCCCTGTGGGTATTTCGCTGCCTGTGGCGTACTGCGTGGTAGCCATTTCAGGTAACGGAGTGGGAATAGCAGGCGTAGGCGTTGGTGTTGGCGTAGGCGTGGGTGTGGGTGTTGGTGTAGGCGTTGGTGTTGGTGTTGGCGTTGGTGTGGTTGTTGGTGTTGGTGTAACAACAGGAGGCTCTTCAATCTGAGTCACAGGCAAACCCATCTGAGCTTCAGCTATCTGCGAAGGATTGTAACCTCGAATATCTGTTAGGTGACGCTCAACCACTTCTGGAGGAGCTTTGAAATACTCTGACACCTCTGGGGTGCTCATTACGCCGGTGCGAATTAATTTCTCTACCGCATCAACCTGCTGTTCTGTAAGGTTGCCACCAGTAAATGCGCTTGGAGGAATATCAGTGAGACTCTGTACGACCAATGCTTTAGGCACATTGAAGTATTGAGACACATCATTGACATCAACCTGCCCAGAGTTAAGCAATTCCTTTACCTTATCAACCGTCTCTACTGTGTAAGGCGATTGGGTAGACAGTCCTTGAAGGTTTGATATTGCCATTACGGTGTCTCCCCGCCCATGCGACTAATTGCATTGAGTACTTGCTCAGAGGTAAATACTGCTTGTGGCGCTTGTGCTGTTTGCGCTGCTTGTCCGTCAGTAGCTCTGCCTTCTGCTTTGCCGTAGTTATCATAGTGCCACTTAGCATAGCCTTCTGCTGTACGGAACTGAGGGTCTCCACCTGCTAGTAAAGTCGCTTTGTTAGCTTCGTAGTCAGCCTTTATGTCTGGATTAGCGGCTAGATAATTCTGTGCATCAAATGCAGACCAATCCATTTGACCGCCTTTTGAAAACTCTGGCGTTTCAATCTGGGTAAAATCTAAATTTTGAGGGCTAGTTAAGCCTGTAAGAGCCGAATAATCGACTGGAACGCTTTGTGCTTGCAATGCCCCATAGTTGATAGGGTCACCTAATATAGCGTTTCTCTGACCCATCAGACCTGCCAACAAGGCTTGTTGAGCCATGTAGTCGCCAGTTTGCATAGACTGCATCATTGGCTGAAAGGTTGAGCCAGCTAATTCAAGGTTTTGATTTAACGCTTGTTGGCGAATGTTTTGGGCATTCTGATAGCTTGGAGTCAGGCTTTCAATAGCTCTTTGCCCATAGTCTTTAATCAGACCCATGTTAGCAACGCGCTGCTGCTCCATCTGCTCCGCTGCTTGCTCTTGCGCACGATTTCCCGCAACAGTCCCAGCAAGACTAGCCGCACCGCCAGCTAATGCCCCTATGCCTTTAGCACCGCCTAACGCTGCTGCTGCTTTGCCTGCCCCCGCCAGTAATGGCGCTAAAAAAGGTATTGGCATATCAATCTCACCTATTAAATTTCGTTAATTTTACCATACTTAGACAGCAATCCAGCCTTTTGACGTATCGCCTGCAATGGATGGCTGCATTTTCCTGTATTCTATAGAACCGCTAGAACCAGTGGAGTCTATGTATAAGCTGTATTGCCTAGCCTCTACTACGCCCTCTGGAGACCCGATTCCTATAATTGGAATACTTAAACTAGCGTCTTGCGTAAACTGTCTGAACGGTTGGGCCATCGTCCCATCAATATCTACAATGGGTTGTGCAGCGTTTAGCCTTGGGCCTGTCACTTATCACCACCAATAATATTGGCTGTGAGTTGGATAATTACAGGCTTGACCGCATCCGTTAGAGTGAATCTAAACACCTCAAACCTAGCCGCCCTGCCGTTACGTCGCCAGATAGCCCTGCGAGTGTATTCACCAATCTTGCCTATTGAGCGAGAGATAGCGCCGCTCCAAGTCTTGCCATCTTTAGAGCGTTCCAATGTAATTTGCGGGTCTGTAACATCTTCATTACCCACACCTGACTCTACCGTTAGCTCTAATGAAGGAAAGAACACTGACTGCATATTGTTCTGGAAAGGCTGCGTAGCTACCCTGCGGACAATAGTATTGCCGTATTCTGTGTAGACATTTTGGTCAAACTGACCTATGCGACCGTCAATGATGTCGCCACAGAGAATATTGTTGTACGCCTTAACCACAGAAGACACTCTCAAAGCTCCTAGACTGCCTTCTAAGAACGATTTACGCTCATGCCATCTTTTGGATGTCGTGTCGTAAACTAGCGTGGTAGCAGGCAAAGCGAAGCCTATAAAGTACGCTCCTTTACTGGCGTATGCCCATGAGTAAATGCCTGCGACCTGAGTATCTGACAATTTAGATAAAAGCGAATCAATCGCCGTCGTGGAAACCTTGGCTGTGCTGTTGCCATTCAACGCCCAGATAGCTGGCCCTTCATTCTCTCCACCACCGACCCACATAAACGTGTCTTGTGCGTTTACTAGTGAGTAAGGCGCATAGCAGCCTTTCTGTAGAAATAGACCTGTACGCTGAAAAGGAAAATCTGCTCCACCAATGTTTTGAAACGCCTCAAAAGTTTGACCACCTGAGATGAACAATTGGTTCTTGTAGACTACAGGAGCAACAATGTCATCAGGGTCGGACTCGGCAGTACCGAAGTCTAAAGCGTTGTAGCTCAAGCCGTCATTAATGGAGCTTACTATGAACTTCTTGGAATCTGTGGTTACCAAGAAGTAGCCATCTATGAACACTACGAACTGGGGGTCACCATTCGCAGTGAAGTCCGAATCTGTGATTTGAGCAAAGGTATCCGTAACGTGGTTGTAGATGTAACCATTACCATTGGGTACTAACACCATTAGCTGTGTGCCATTGTCAGCCATTGATACTCTAGTTGTACCTGCGATGTCGCCAATAAAGACTAGAGTATAAACACCGTTAGACTCATCTAAACGATACAACCTTTCGCCATTCACAAAGTACGGCTTGCCCGCCATCTCATGAGCGCCACGGTTTACGTTGTTGAGTATTCCCGACGTAGCCAATTGAGCAATGCCCTCAGTGCCGAATAGAGTCTCTTGAGACAAACCAGTACCTTGAACAATGTTCGGATACCAGTTGGTACACTCTTGCGCTGCGATAGGTAAGGAGTCTGATACATAGAAACCATTCGCTATAGGTAACTGGGTTACTGGCATCTAAGATACTCCGAACAGACAATCCGTTACGGTGATATTATTTGTGCTTGTGCCGTTGGAAACAAATACCTCAAGATAATCAGATGTAGCTACGGAGACGTTATAAAACACTCCCACGTTTGCCGTATTGGATGCGGACACTAATCTGGATATTTTAGCGGCAGAAATAACAGTGCCATTTTTTGCCAAATGAACAGTTAGATCCTGATTTGTCCCAA